GATTTACTAAACAGAAAGAAGTTAAATGTACCATTGATGACTTAGAAGCACCTTTATTTGAATGTGGACCAGGACACCTTACTCAAGGTTATGGTTTTGTAGGAATCCCGGCACCAAAAGTTTTAAAAAATGATCCTTGGTTTGGAGAACCCGTGAAATCAGAAAAACAACTGGAGTATGAACACATCAATGACGATCCCCATGATGGGTGGTGGTTGCGTCCTGAATGGCAAGATCCCAAAGAACCTGACAACATCCATGAAGTGATGTATGATATGGCAACCAAGAGTGGTAAAACAACAACACAGTTGGACCCTGTTGGTGGATCAGAAAACTTTCAAGGAGGATCAGAGAACATTCATGGTTGATGATTGGAGGTACAGTAAAGAGAAACTTAAACTACGAGAACAAGCTCTTCTTATTTTGTTAAGCAGGTACGGCACTGAACTTGACAAATCAAAAAAATCAAAATATGATAATCAATCTATATACGAGTGTGCCCATGACTGGGTATCTCAAGGTAATGTAAATTGTAATGGCATTACCAAATACTACGAGGCATATTATGCAAAAAGTAATTAATGTTTTAGCAGTCCTATCATTTGTAGGAACTGCTGGCATCATCGGTGGAGGCACCGCACTATATCTCAATAAAGATTCTATTGTTGAGAATATCAAATCTCAAGTTGCTGCTGCAGCAGCAGAAGCAATCACTGCAGAACTTCCTGGAATGATGGATGCTGCTATGCC